ATACTGTGTGCCAAAGTAAAACGATATCACGACCGTGAACACCGTCAAGAACTGCTCTGCCGTCAGTTCGCCACGCAGAGACAGCGCAGCGAACACGGCAGTAAGTGTAAGTGTGACGATGGATTTCACGTCGATGAGCTTTGCAAGCTGTTTACGCATGATGCTCACGCTCCAAATCGTCAAGTCTGTGGTTAATCACTTTGATCTGTTCCTCGATCACCGGGATGCGGACGGAAAACTCGTTGTGCTTCCGCACTTCCTGCGTGAGGTTTTCGAGCTTTGTATTCATGACCGCCTGTGAGACTTCGAGCTGCTGTTGCAGCTTTTTGCCGCTTGCCGCTGATGTGATAGCGACAGCCACGATACTGCATATCCCTGTGATGACCGACACGATGATGCCCTCCATGCCTATCACCTCCCCACAAGCGCCGCCTGGCGGCTCTGGAGCTGTGCAAGCCCCTCGGAGATATCCGCCATCATCTGGTCGGTCATGCGGTTGACGTCGTAGTCGCTGGCGATACTGCCGACATTGACGCTGACGTTAAACACCGGCAGCCCAGCCGATACCGCAGGAGTGACAGACGGCGTATCGCTTGTCCCCTGCACATTGACAGCCGTTTCCAGCCCTGCAAGCGACTCCGTGAAGCTCTGCCCGATGAGGTATGCGTTATCTTTGATGCCGGTCGCAAACAGCTCCATCATGTCCGGTGCGAACGTGTGGAAGTTGGACAGCGGACCTTTGTCCGGCTCTGAAAATCCGATGTAATCCCGGATGGTGTTGCCGATATTTACTGCCGCATCGATCACGCTCTGGATGTTCGCCCAGATGCCAGCCACGAAGTTGGAAATCAAATCCGAACCCCACGTCCAAGCATTGGACAGCACCGACCGGATGCCGTTTGACACGTTGTCAAAGATATCCATGCCCATCCGCTGCAAGTCGCCGTACTTGTCCATAAACGCCGACCCGATGCTCTCGATGATCTTCGGGATCAGCTCACAGATTTTCGTGCGGATTTCCTCGCCACGCTCTGAGAGCTGTGTAAACAGCGTCATGCCATACTCACCCATAGCCGGTAGCTGTTCGGAGAGCGCTTGTCCAAGCGCCGCCACGATGAGCGGAATCGCCGTGATGAGCTGTCCGATGATGCCCGGAAGGTTATCGATGAGCGCTGTCAGAAGGTCAAATCCTGCCGACATGATCTCCGGCGTGTGCTCCATAAATGCAGACGTGATGGATGTCACGATCTGCGGCAGCACCTCCACGATGCCGTTTATGATGTCCGGGAGCGCATCCACGAGAGCTGTAAACAGCTTGATGCCGGTTTCGATGATCTCCGGGATGCTCGACAGCAGTCCATTTACAAGAGAGCTGATGATTCCCGGCAGTGCTTCCATCAACTCCGGCAATGCCGCTATCAGCCCGTCAGCAAGCGCAGAAACAAGCGTGAGCGCTGCACTGATGATATCAGGCAGGCTATCAGACAAGCCCTGCACGATGGCTGTGACGGCTTGTACAGCGGCAGGAATGAGCGTGGGGAGTGCTTTGGCGATGCCGTTTGCAAGTGACACGATGACATCCACACCGGTTGCCATGAGCCGTGGCAGGATGCCGAGCAGCCCGTCCACGAGCTGTGTGACGATGTCCACAGATGCGTCAGCGATCTGCGGCAGTGCGTCTGTGATGCCATCTGCAAGCTCCATCACGATATCCACGCCAAGCCCAAGGATGGACGGCAGATTATCTGTGATTGCCGACAGCAGGACTCCGGCTATGCCGCCGAGCCTGTCACGCAAGTTATCTACCGTATCGCCGACCGTTGCGGTAAACTCCTGCAAGCCCTCCATAAACGTCGTGACGCCCTCGTCCGAGCCTGTCAGGACGCCTGTGATGCCATCCATCATGTTTGTGAGTGACGGCAGGAAATCGGATGCAATGCCGTTTTTGATGCCGTCAAACGAAACCGTGAGGTTTTGCAGGCTGTCCTGAAATGCCGCCGAGTTTTTAACAGCATCATCGGACAGGACGCCGCCAAGCTCATGCACCTGCTGCCGCATCGCTTCTGTGTCAGCCGCAGATGTATTGAGCAGTGCGCCCAAGTCCATAGCCGACTTGCCAAGTAGGTCATTGGCGATCGCTGTGCGCTCCGTGCTGGATTCCATGCCCTGTAGCGCCGTTATCGTAGCTGAAAACAGCTCCTCCTGCGACATCCCGGCAACTTCGTCCATTGACATTCCGATTTTCTGGAATGCCGCTGTGACTGCGTCTGACGGCTCAGTTGCGGCTTCTGCAAGCTTTTTCATGGACGTGGACATTTTGTCGATATCCGACCCGGAATGCTCCATGATAAATGCCCATTCCTGATATGCTTCCGCACTCATGCCGAGCTTTTGCGACTGCTTGTCGATCTCGTCACCAAGCTGTGCGGTATCGGATGCCATTTTGACAACACCTGTGACCGCCGCAACCGCCGCAGTACCGACAGCCGCAACCGCAGTTGCCGCCATCTGTGCGCCGGCTACCACACCATTTTTCAGCGTTTCGCCTAACTTTCCGGATTCTGCGTCAGCGCTGTCAACCTCTTTTGCAAGGTTTTTCGTGGCAGACGCCGCATCGTCCTCCGTCTTTGTCATGTCGTCAAGCCGCTTCTGCGTGTTAACAAGTTCACGCTGGAAGGCGATATACTCCGAGTCCGAAATACTCCCGGCAGAAAACGCCTTGTTGACATCTTCCTGCGCCGCTTTGAGCATTTCGAGTTTTTTGGACGTCGTTTCCACATTCTGCGACAGCAGCTTCTGCCGTTCTGCCAGCAGTTCCGTGTTTGTAGGGTCGAGCTTCAGCAGAGAATCGACCGCTTTCAGATTGTTGGATAGTTTTTTGGATTCGTCTGATACAGCCCAAAGCCCTTTTGTCACGCCTGACGTGTCAGCGTTGATTGCTATCGTCAGACCACTGATTTTTTTATTAGCCATCCTGCATCATCTCCTCCCATCTCTGTAGACTTTTCTTATACGATTCGTATTTTTCTTGTTTGATTCTGCCTTCTGCATAGCGTTTTTCGATGGTCGGTTCCATCGCTTTGAGCACCTTGTACTGCTGTTCCGGGTCTGGTACACGTTCGCCCCTCTGACGCCGTTTCATGCGGTCATATGCGCAGCAGTAGTTGATTGCCATGCCGACTGTGATCTCATCCCATGCGGTGATCGGAAATCCCCTTTCACAAAGAGAGGCGGCAAGTTCCTCCGTTGTAGGGAATCTGCCGCCTGTGCCTCCGTCACCGCTTATCCGTTTTTTCGGTCTACCTTCATCGCTGCCGACAGCATCGGGAACAGCTCCGTCAGAATTTCCAGCATCGGAAATTCGTCAAACTGGTCGAGCCAGTCATCCATCGGCGGAATACTGTTGTCTGCCGTCTTTGCCATCGCCCATGCGACGCCACACAGCGCCTCCGTATTGAGTGCTGCAAGGTCGATGATGGGTTTGCCATCTGCGTCGAGCAGTGGCTTGCCGTCATCGCCTGTGCGGATAATCTTCCGCAGCTCTGCCGCATCCGCCAGATACTCACGCCCCGTCTGCCGCTTGTAGATCAGCAGTGTGCGCATCGTTGCACGGAACTTGATTTTCTGCCCGGAAAATTCGATGATCTTCTCCATGCTTTACCTCCGCTTAGGTGGACGGCGTGAAGGTGTATGTGGAGATCTGCGGAGCGTCGCCGCCGATGTACGCTGTCACCCTCAGACGGATAGCGCCGCCGGAAACAGGGATTGGATCGCCGATGCTGAACGTATCCGAAACACCCTGGTTGATAGCGACTGTTCCGATTGCCGCAAACGGAAGCGCCTCTGTGATAACGACATTGGTCGCAGTTGTGCTGAACGTATAGTCTGTTACATCGCACCGGAATGCCTGATCGAGAGATACCAGACTGCCGTCCTCTGTCGTCATTGTAAACGATGCAAGACCTGCGCCGGTCGGGAACTTGATGGTATCAAACGTTGCACGACCGTCAAAGCGTGCGTAAACCAGATTTGCACCGCCGAACGGGTTCGCCTTGATCTGCACGTCAAAGAACTGCTGGTCAAAGCCGGAATCGTCGGACGTTCTGCCAGCGATATCCGGACGCTGTGCAACGATGCAGTTATACCAAATATGGATGCAACCCTTGCCGTCTGCGGTATCCTCGATGATGATAAGCGCAAAGCGAGGGCGCTCCACGTTGTTTGCAAACTCAGACACCACGCCGTCAGAACCGACGCTGTTGCCGAGCCACATCACGTCGATATCGTCAATGACGCTCAGAAGCTGAAGCTGGATATCGTAGCCGTGGTTTTCGTCAGATGTGTAAACCTCGTAGCCGTCCGCATAGATGCTCGTCATCTCGCCGTTTGCGGTTGCTGTATACTCACGACCGCCGGCTTCGTTGTGCTCGAACCAGATGATATCATCAAACGCTCTGGCTGTCGTGCTGGATTCACTCGCACCTCTGCGCATCGGCGCAAAGCCGACGTGTCTGATCGTTCTGCGGAGATTTGCTTTTTCTGCCATTTTTTATCTCTCCTTACTCATAAATCGTTGTTGTATAGGTCACTTCGTGTACACGCTGCTCGATGTTCTGCGTGTAATCGATCACAAACGGATATCCGTTATCCGTGAGGAGCGCTTCAAGCTGATCTTCCAGCGCATAGTTCCGGATACCCTTAGTGATGAGATGCACCTCGACCTCTGCGTAGTTGGCGACCGGGATGCCATCAGCACGGACAGGGTTGTTCCGGTACACAAAAAATGAGATGTACGGACATTCCGTCAAGTCCAGAAATTCGCCGTTTGCGACTGGAATTTCCATTGTTTCGAGCATTTCTGCGAATGCTGTCAAAATTTCCTGCATTACTTCCTGATCGCCTCCTCGATGCGCCGCAGCGCTTCTTTGTCAGCCCACTCCTGCACCGGTGCAAAGTGCGGCTGTGGTGTCGTCTGTGCCTTTGTTCCGTACTTACCGGTTTTCAGGCGTGTTCGGTGCCCGTTTTCCAGCAGATGCGTCAGGCGGTAGTGCGGCGCTTTGGCGTATACCGTAAAACCGGCATTTCCGTACTTATGACTCAGCTCGACAGTGATCGAGCGTCTGTATTTGCCGCCGCCCTTGCCTTTTTTGCGTGGTGCTTTGCCTTTGAGCATTGCCGTGGCTTCCTGCCCGACATCATCCACGATGGCGTTGATCTGCGCCCGGATGCTGTCGGTATACTCCGCCATGATCTTTGCAAGGTCTTTGCCTATGTCATTACTCGGCATTGATCTCACCGACCCTTGTGCCAAGATACAGCTCCACTCTCTCCCCGTCCCGATATGTGCGGTAGATCGCATATCGTTTGCCGTGAAAGATCGCAGTCCGCTGCCCGGAATAGTCTAAGAAAAACATCCTCACGCTGTACTCTGCATCATAACCGGCTTGCTGTGCTGTGCTCCACTCCGAGCGTGTAATGCTCAGAAGTTCACACAGCAGCTCGTCGGTCTGGACTTCACGCTTGTACTTTTGCTTCGTGGCGTCTGTGACGGTCTCCTCGGTCACGAGGATGATGGTATCGTTCATCATGTCAATCACCTAACTTTTCGGAAAAAATCCGATTGTTGATCGCCCATCTCAGCCACCTCGGCATACCTGCGGACACATCTTCTTTCTGCTGATGTAAAAACGCCGCATATCCGATCACCAGCTCTGCGTCCTCATAGCTCGACTCCGGAGAGAGCGTGGAAACGCCCTCCCGGATGATGAACTGTTTTGCACTGTCGAGCAGCCCGGTCAAGTACGTGTCATACGCCGTGTTTGACGGCGAAATCATGAGTTTGATTTTCAGTCTTTCCAACACGGCAGATCACCTCTTAGGATGCAGTTACAGTCACGGTATAAACGGAGACTGCGGACGGGTCAGAGTTGTTGGTGACGGTCACAGCAACGGTGTTGGCACCTGCTGCCCATGTCACCTCACCGCCGTTCTTCACGGTGCTGCCGTTTGCGGTGATCACAACGCCGTCCTGCTTATCGACCGGTGTTGCAATGATCTTAGCCTTGCTGCCGGTCGTTGCCGTTGCGGTGTACACATAGGTGGATGCATTAAACGCCGGGGACAGGCTCAGCGAACCTACAGACAGAGATGCAAGAGACGGATCCGGGTTTGCGGTATCCGGTGCGAACGTCATAGCAGCGGTCGGGGTCACACCGTTGAGACCAATTGCCACGAACGCCTCAGCGATCACCGGCAGACCGTCATATCTTGCAGTGCCCTTGAAAACAGTCTGGTCAGGGATAAAGAATGCGTGCTCAGAGGTTGCGAAACGTGCCTCTGCTCTCTCAGCCAGCAGATACAGATCGAAGTAGCCGCCGATGATGATGTTATTCGGAATGAAGTCGAGCACGATCACATCGCCGCCAGTTACAGGCATAGTGCCGTCAACACCGGACACGATAGCGCCTGCGGCGGTTACGTTGATGGCGTTCGCCTTCAGCATCGTGTATGTGGTTTCGTTCATGCACCAGATCTTTGAACCACGGCTGTACTTGCCCTTTGCGTAGCCGGAGTCGAGCGTGATCTCAGAGATCAGCGCAGTGCCGGTCACGCCTGCGGCGATGGTGCGAATGTTGGATGTATGCAGGTCAACCCACGGGCGAGCCTGTGCAGAGTAGTCAGCCGGCTGTGCGGTCTGTGCCAGTCTTGCCATGACACCAAGCGGCATACGGCTGCCAGTACCGTACAGGATAGCCTTGTCCAGTGCGATACCGATGGACTGTGCGAGTGCTACCATGATCTCAGCAGCAAGGTCAATCTCGCTGTCCTCGATGGTAGCGTTGCAGATCGCCATGTAGCCGCCGACCTTGTAGCCGTCAACCTCTACGGAGTTAAATGCGAGGTCAAGCTCGTTGAGGTTTGCACACATCTCCGTCCATACTGCTTCCGGAACGGTGCCAGCAACAGCCATTCTTCCGGTGCCGGTCAGCGGACGAACATTGACGCGGCTGTAGAGCTTGGAATAGTTAATTACGTTCTCACGGAGTACGCCGAGGAACACATCCGGGATGAGTACGCCTGCGCCGGACAGCGCACGCTTTTCAGCCATGCAGGTGCGTGCAGTGCTCAGGAACTTGGTGACTTCCTCACGCTGGATGTAAGGTGCAACCTTGGAGCGCATCTCCAGGACTGCGTTAGACTTTCTGAATGCCATGGTAACATTCTCCTTTCTGGTTTCGGTGTCTGCCACAGGTGCGGCAGGGGTTTCGGTAGTCTCAGGCGCAGCCGGTGCGTCCTGCTTTGCTTCCAGCGCATCCAGTTCGGTGCGCATAGCCTCGATCTCGGTCTCAAGGTCAGACACGTTCTTTTCGTGGTCTGCCTTCTCACCGTCAAACTTCTCGATCTCTGCTTCGACTGCGTTGCGCTCCTCATCGGTGCTGTCTGCTGTCAGCTCGTTGATTGCAGCGGCAAGCTCAGACTCACGCTTTGCAAAATCGTCAGACATCGCACGCAGTTCGTCAAGCGCCTTCTGCTTGTCGTCAATCTTCTTTCTGAGCATCAGTGCTTTCAGTGCCATTGCTCATCTCTCCTTTCAGCTTTGCGGAAACACGCTGTTTCCACGCTTCATGCTTCTTACGTTTGATTTCCCCAAGGTCGTGCTTACGTGCGGAGATCGCCGTCTCTGCATACGCCGGGAAGGTGCAGCACGATACCTCATAGAGCTTGATTTCGGTGATCGTCCAGTGGATCGTACCGTCTTCACGGTAGTCCGTTTCCTCGGACACGATATCAAAACCGATACTGCACTGCGACACATCGCCACGCTGTACCCTCGCATAGAGGTTCATGGCGTCCGTGTCCTCCGGGTTGACTACGATGCGCCCCCAGAGACCACGCTCATCCTGCCGCAGCTCCAGCGTGCGGACGGTCGTGCGTCCAAGCACGAGGTCAGTGTTGTGGTTGACAAGCGCCCGGATATCGTCTGCAAGTGTGTTGGTAAACGCTCCCGGTGCAATGCTTTCGCTCATTCCAAATCCCATGTCATAGTTGGAGTTAAACACGGCAAAATAGCCCTCGATCACCTTATCACCGTTTTCCTCGGCTCTCGCCTGGAAGTCGGCTTTGTACTCACGCACCTGCCATGACAGGTCACGTTTGATCTTTTCCATTTTTCGGCTCCTCCTTTCTGCGGATGGGGCAGTTCTTTGCGCCGTCCGTCAGTTTCATGATGCCGTCCATACGGCAAAATTTCTGGTTGCCACAGATAAATTTTTGTTCCTTGCACCAGATTTTTCCGTCAACATATTTGGCATTAGTACAGGTCAGTGTATAGCGTCTCACTAGCCGTCTGCACCTCCGTCCTGCACAAGCTTGAGCTGATCGCCGGATTTGTCGATCGGGATGTAGTTTTCGAGCACCTTGTACTCACTCAGTCCCTCGACCGGTTCCAGTCCCAGACGGTCACGCCACTCGTTGCCGTTGATGAAACCACGATCCGCACCAGCAAGCAGTACACTTGAAATTTCCTGCGCCGACCAGTCCATCAAAGACCACCAGTTGAACCGCAGATACCAGCCCGGAGAAATGATGAGCTTCCGGGTCAGCTCCTGCTGCATGGAGATCACGATCGGGCGGATGGTGGACTGCACGAAGTTGTTCCATTCTTCCTTGCTGTACTCCCCGACGCCCAGCAGAAACGCCGGCACACCCATGATGCTTGCCACCGTCTTTTTGGCAAGCTGCATGGTGGAATCAATGGCAAGGTCGGACAGTGTCAGGGGCTTGACCTGCTCGACGTCAAACTGCTCCGCCGGTATCATCCACGGTTCTCCTGCCGTGCCGGATTTCACGTAGCTGTCAAGCAGTCTCTGCCGACCTTCGGGACTTGAAAACTCCTCCGTCATAGCGTCAACCTTGACGATGATCGACGGCTTGTACTCGCTTGACATAAACGCATTCGTGGTCGCTCTGCCTTGCTTTAATCCGTTTGCAATGTCACGGAGTGACACTCGCAGACCCATGCCCTTCCACGGATAGTACTTGTCCGGAAGATACCGGAAATGGAGCACCTCAGACGGATCAAACACCTTGCCGTTTACGCTGATCGTGTATCCATATCCAACAGGGTTCGCCGTGTAAATGACGTTCCCTGCCGGTATAGGCTCCAAACTGCCGAGATAGCCGTCTGATGTTCGTGGCAGCACGACTGCGTTACCATCACCATACACCAGCATGGTCATGATGACGTACTGCATCAGCTCCGCACGGTTCATGTAGGCGTTCGGCTCGATGTCGATGCGCCTTGACAGCTCGTTCACGATGCGGATGTCGCCGTTCTCCGTGTTCTGCATCAGGTGGATTGTAATGCTCCCGATGATCTGTGCGATCTTCCACGCCGCCGTCATGATCTCCGGGCATCTGTCAAGTGATGTGTACCCCGGCACGCACAGCGTGTCGCCGTCGTTTAACAGCCAGGCAACACCCACGCTACGCTTCTGGGGAGTGTCCCGGCTTTTGGTTCTTGCTTTGATATGTGGCATAGATCATGCCCCTTTCCAACAGCGCCCAGATTGCTCCATATGCGCCGTTTGTTTTTACCATGTAGTTTTACTGGTGTGCTTCGCAAAACGTCACACGATTGATTCTGCAAGCTCTCAGTGCAGTTCCACGGAGAATACAGAATCAAAGTTATAAATCCCGACCCATGTGCCGTGGTTCTTGACTGCGATCGACTTTCCGTCATAGCTGTAGTCGTCCCACTCGTTCGCTTTATAGGCGATCGTCTCACCGGACTTGAATGTGATCTCGATCACTTCATACTCTTGCTCCATGCTTATCCCTTTCCCCACCATGCACGACCTTTGCGCTCACGTTCTTCCTTTTCTGCCATTGCTTCGAGCATCCGACAACAGGCAAAAACAGATGCGTCAAACAGGTCGATTCTCTGTGATGGATTGACTTTCTCATACTGTATCATGTCATCGGTCTTCTCGATGGCGTGAACATTCTGAACGCAGTACTCATATGCATCACTGTGCAGATAGTACAGGCGTTTTGTCAGCACCCTGTCCTCAATGCGCCGGAAACCCTGTGATTTCCTGTAGAAGTACTGCGGCTGGTCGATGATGTTAAAGCCGGCTTTCTTCATTTCCGGGATGTACTCCTCACCGGCAAACTTCCGGTCATGACCGACGGAAACGATATCGAACCCCATGTCTCGCATCTGCACGAACCACTTGACACAGTCCGCAATGTTGACAGTATCAGACTTGCACATCGTCAGCCATCCGTCATCCATCCAGCCGAACAGCGGAATCTTATCTTCATCCGCTTTGACAGCCGCCTGTGATGCCGGAAAGAAACCGTGCGTGATGACGATGTCTACATCCAGTTCCTTGTAGTATCCATACAGCGCCGATGCTGTCAGGTCATAACGCCTTGACAAATCAGCACCGCCGTACCACTTCACCGGCAAGGTTGCAAGCTGTTCGAGCGTCCAGCTATACGCCGCATCAGATGCACGGAATTTTTCAATTGAGAAATACGCTCTCTGCGCCTTTGTGTACACATTCAGCGACTTCGCCAAAAAATCCTTGCGCTGTTGTGGGTCGTTCTGTGCTTGCAGTGCATCATTCATGATCTCGTCCGGACGGATGGTCACACCGTAGTTCGGATTTGCTTTCTCGTGGTTGATCGGTGACGTGTAGTCAACCGTTCCATCTTCTTCCTGATCTGCGCAACACATGAAGATAAAATACTGCTCGTCCTTGATCGTACCTGTCAGCACTTTCTTGCAGTACTCCAGACGCTTACCGAGGAATGCAAGCTCGTTGTCGCCTGCCGTGGAAATTCCGATCAACAGCTTGTTACTGTAAGCTTTCATCATTTCCTTGAACAGGTTATACTGCTTCGGTTTCGTGTAGGCGTGCAGCTCGTCAAGAATGGCAAGATTCGCATTCAGGGAATCCTGCTTGTCCGGATTCGCCGGGAGCGCCTGAATGAACACAGAGCCGCCGCCAAAATCCTCACATCCGATCGTGTGACCATGCGTGTCGTCTTTGATTTTGAATGCACCGCCGTCCTTGACATTCTCTCCCATGCGGTCAATGTTCTGCCGCAGGAAATCGAACGACTCCATGGACTGTTTCAGCGCCGCAGACACGATGTAGCACTTCGAGCCGGACATCCGATACCAGATGGACAGCGCCCATGCAAGCGCCGCCGCAAAGCTCGTCTTGCCGTTCTTTCTGCCCATGTAGATCAGGGCTTCATGGAAACGCACAACGTTCGTTCCCTTGATGTAAAACCCGACAAGGTTGTATATGATAAACTTCTGAAACGGCTGCAAGAGAAGCGGCTCGTTCCGCAGAGGTTTTCCGTCTATACTTTCGCCCTGAACGTGTTTCAGGGTGGTTTCTATCAGGTTGATGCAGAAATCGGGAGCGGTTTTCTTAAACTCATACTCCGGATTTTCCAAGTCGTTGTAAAAACGATCTGCCGCAAGCTTTACCCACTGGCTTGCGATCTTCTTCCCGGTTCGGATGCTGTGAACATACGCCTTAACTTCGTTCCAGTGGCTTTTGGGTTTACTCATCCGCACCACCAGCCAGCATTTTCAGCGCTCGTGTCAGGTCGGTTTCTTTTTTGGTGCCGGTCTTTACGGCGGACTCGTTTATCCGTTTTAGAGAAGAAGGTGTCAATCCAAGCTCACGCCATAAATCCCTAATCTTTCCGTCAAGGTCGTTTATCATGCGGAGGATCGGATTTTGTTCAAGATTCGTTGAGCCGTTCTTGTTTGTATGCGGAATCACGATCTTGCATCCTGTCCTTTCGTACTCGGATTGTGCTTTATCACGCTTTTCCATAGCGTCCGCAAGATTATCAATCGGCATCATAAAGTAGTCCTGATATGTGCCAGCATCTTTGCAGGCTTTGATGATGATTTCTTTCCACTCGGATGCAAGCATTCAACACACCTCCTGAATTTTAGCCGCATTTACTTAAAACAGGTTTTCCTGCCTTCTGCCATATAATTACCTCAATTCAATTTGACGGCTTTCTGCCCTGTGAACTGTTCCCATCGGTTAATCGTCGCATCGACGTACCTCGGGTCGATCTCCATCGTGAAGGCGTTTCTGCCGTTCTGCTCACAAGCCATGATCGTAGTTCCCGAGCCATTGAAGCTATCGAGGACGTTTTCACCGGGCTTCGAGCTGTTCTTGATCTGATAGTCGAACAGTGCGATAGGTTTCATTGTCGGGTGGATATCGGCTCTGGTCGGACGCTTGAATTCAAGAACAGTCGTCTGCTTGCGATCGCTGTTCCAGAGATGTGATGCGCCAGACTTCCACCCGAACAGGCACGGCTCATGCCTCCACTGGTAGTCTTGCCGACCTAAAACCATGCTGTTTTTCACCCATACAAGGCGCTCACGCACCTTCCATTCTACATCCCTGCAAGCCCCTCGGAAGTTATATCCCTCCGAGTCAGCGTGCCAGATATAGAACACAGCGCCGGGTTTCATGACGGCATCCGCAGCGGTATATGCATCCCGCAAGAACTGCCGGAACGAGGAGTCGTCCATGCTATCGTTCTTGATCGTGAGCGCATCCTTCGTTTTACCAACGTACTCCACGTTATACGGAGGATCGGTAATCCAAAGGTCGATCACCGCCCCGTCAACGAGTTTCTTGATATCCTCTACGTTTGTGGAATCTCCGCACATCAGCCTGTGCCTGCCTAACTTGTAATATCACCAAGCTTTGACTTCGGCTCCTCTGGTAATTCTTCCTCGTAGTCATCCTCGACCACCTCAGAAGTATCAGCAAAGAGTTCATCAAGTGCAGCAGAATCAAAACCAAACAGAGACATATCGATCTCGGATTCAGCGATCTTTGCAAGCTCACCTTCCAGCTTCATTTCATCCCAGACAGCCAGCTCGTTGGTCTTATTGTCTGCCAGCCGGTATGCGGCTGCTTGCTCCTCGGTGAGGTCTGTGGCTTCATGTACCGGGATCATTCTCCATTTCTCGTCACCAGTCTTTTCGAGCAGTCTCTGAGCTGCAATCCATCTTGTATGCCCTGCTACGATAACGCCGTCCTTATCAATGACAACTGGCTGTCTCCATCCAAACTCCTGCAAGCTGTGAGCGACGGCTTCAATTGCCGGCTCGTTGTTTCTGGGATTGTTTTCATACGGAGTAATCTCCGAAAAATCCTTATATTTGTATTCCATATATCCCCCGTTTGACTAAATGTTGATTCTCACACATTAACC